CAATTGGGACAATTGGTTAAGATATTAAGATAACGACCGTAATCCTTTACACGGTTGTATTCAATTCATGGTAAAGGACGGTAACACAGTAGCACCCATTTATGATTCTGAAGGTACTGCTCTTGCAAATCCACAAGTAACCGATACATATGGTAGGACGAAATATCAGGTCTTCATCGATACTGATGTTATTGCCTATTTCTACAAATATATTGGTGAAGGTGTTTGGTCAGGACAGGAAGATATTGATACTTCTGATGTTTCTAAATGGTTACTTCAGTATACTTCTGAGAATACTTTAGATATTCTTGCAAATATAACCTCTGATACTGTCGTTGCAATTGGAACAATGGAAGACCTCAGAGATGTTGATGTTGACGGAATTCCTGTTGTAGACGGTAAGAAGATGATTACTCTCTTGGGTTATTTCAACTCTGGAGATAAGGAACCAATTAATTATTACTGGAATCCAGAATCTACAGAACAGGATAATGGCGGTTCCGTAATTGCATCCAATAACCTCATTACTGGTCGTTGGATTATGGTACAACCTACAGAACATGTAGATTCTAGACATTTCGGTGCATTCCCGTCTAATTCTATGAATATGGAAGATCAGACTTACCAGATTGGTAACCTCTTCGCATATTGTTCTGTTCACAGTTTAAGACCATTCTTCAATGGTTCTACAGATTACAGATGGTTTAAATTTACGAATCTTAACGTTATCGTAGATGAAATTGATATTTCTGACGGTACAAGATTCATGGATTTGGGTAACAATACCATTCAAGGTAACTGGAATGGCGATCCGTTCTTTAACCTCTCTAATACTACAGTCGTTGCAGAGAATGTTAAGACATCTTGGATGGCTAAAGCATATACTGGTTATAAGAACGTTATCTTAGACAGAATCTCTGCTCAGAAGAACTGGCAGGATGCAAATATTGATGTAAGATATAGTCCATGTTACGGTTATAACTTTAACCATTGTGTTATCTCTGAGAACGGTAATATCGGTTCCGACAATACAAACGGTATTAATAATACGTTCATTAACTGTAAGTTGAATGAAAGAATGTTTATAACCGATGGCGATTATACTGTATCTCTCGTTGGACTAACCTCTGGCTGTCAGATTGATATGGATGATTTCCGTAATAACATGTGGTTATACAAACAGTTACGTTTAACCTCTGACGGTAATGCATTCTTCGATTATCGTGATATGCCAAATGTTGGAGCACCATTTGTTAACTATACTGGTAACATGGTTACTTCTGATACTATTTGGGTAACTAACCTCAAGAATCTTTATGCAACACGTTATTTGTTAAGTAATGCAAATGGACAGATTACTACATATGTATTAGAGAACTGTGTTGGTTATTACCAGATTCCTGATAACATGACAGTTAGTATTATATCTAGCTCTGTTAAGCTCAGACTAGGTCATAACTGTGTAATTCAGGCACGTGATTCTGACGTTACTCTTGATGATTACTACATTCATACTGCAGACAGAAACCCAACCATTTCGTTACGTAACTGTACATTAAATGGTGAATATACCGGTAACTATAGATGGAAATCCTTTACATCTTATGATTCTATTATCATGTGTGCAAACGAATGTATGAATTCTGTTGTTAAGGATTCTCAGATTAATGGAAACTTAAGATTAATTGCAGAACCTGGAACATCCAGAACTGTTACATATTTATCCAATACTGTTACAGTTTCTCATTTCATTCATGGTTACTTAGATAATAATATCTTTAATGCAGCTTTCAATATTGATGGTCAGTCTGCAAATACAATATTTGGTGCATCTCATGTTCTCGTTGATTCTCTCATTATTCAGAATAACCGTAGTAACTTAACGAATGCTCAAGCTTGGGGAATTTCCAGACTTGGTTGTATGGCTTCTGATGCTCTCAACTACTACACCTTTGTTAATAACACAGGTGGTTTCGAGTGTGTTCTAGATATGCATCAAGTTCCGATTATTCCTGGTGGTACCTTAATAACCACATCGTATAATGGTATGTTAACTGAAACATTAGGTCAGTTAATTGAATCTGTACGTTGGGCACAGAATATCTCTACAAATCCAGAAACTCCATCTTATGCAGATAATATGATGGCTTATTTCACAAAGATGAGAATGTTCATTATTGGTCTTTATGATGCAACTGTTAATCTTGAAATCTCGTTAATTGATAATCCAATGAAAGGCGGTGAATTCCATGGTACTACAGATACAATTCATTTGAATCCTAATGCAAACTATATTGCAGATGGAGGAACAATCTATAACTACATGTGTAGCGTATATGGACCATCGACAGTTCAGGCTAGATTAAGTACGTATTCTAAATATGATTCTAATCTTGATAATTCTCATACATTTATATTACCTGACCTTGCAAAGGATCCATACTCAAATAGCGATGAATGGCAAATCCGTAACTTTATCTTAGGTAAAGGTCCAGGTTGGTTTACTGGAACATCTGTTGACTGCTCTCTTAGAATCAGACAGGCAGACAAGAGATTCTAATTATTTGACATAAATAAGGATTTAAGATGGACAATATTATAACACAATGTAACGCATTCCTCGTAAAGTCTGACTCACGTTACGCAAATACAATTAAACGTGCAGTTAATGACTTACGTAGGTATTCTGGTGATTTCTGGAATAAGGAAACCATTGCCCAGTATAAGAGAAATAAGAGAACAAATTTGTCGTTAAATAACTGGAATCCTATGGTTAACGCAATTGCATCTCCTATTTCCAATTCACCATGGCATGTTGAGTTAACTGACAATAACATGTCTGAAATTCAAGAAGCAATTGACAATATCGAATCTGATTCTGATACTAAATCTGCAATCATTGATGCATTCAGAAAGGCAGTATTAACGGGTTATGGTTACTTGGTTGCAACGACTGTAGAAGACGAATTGACTGGGGAACCTAAGATTATCGTCGAATCTGCAACTCATATCGATGCAATTGCAGTTGACCCATCTTGTTCTACTCCAGAATGTTCTGATGCAGAAGAAGGTGCTGTTATTAACTATATCTCTTTAAGGAAAGCTAAACGTCTTTACGGTAATGATATTGTTCCAATGGCTTATCCTGATGTTGAATGTTCTATTGCATTCTCTCAGTTTGACCAATGGGAAATACCAGAAGATTCTGTAGCCGTTATTTCTTACTTTACAAAGAATGAACAAGGTTATGTAGATTTATACAAGATTGTTGGTGATAAGGTTGTTCAGCAAATTGCATTACCGATTAGATACATTCCTATTCTGAGAATTGCAGGTAATGAAATATTTGAAAGAAACCAGATTAATTATAACGGTATTGTTCAGCAAACATTATCTCTAGAACTTGGTGCAAATATTGCATATTCTACCATGGTTGACAGAGTTGGTCGTTCTGCTAAGGCAAACTATATGATTAACGTTGATGCATTATTGCCAAAGAATATGGCTGCAGTTAATGAAGATGATACTGTCGCAGTCTTATGGAAAGGTGAACATCAACCAGTTCCTTTAACAGAACAGTTTGCTACGGGTGATTTACAGGCTACAATCGATACATGTAGAACGTTAATGGAAGATACCATGGGTATTCCTCTCACTGGTATTGTTGACCAGAAGGAAAGAACTGCTACAGAAATATTACGTCAGGAAATTTCCAAGGAATCCAACACAGCAAACTATTATAATAATGCATTCAAGGCTATCAGAACCTTGGGCAAGATTATGATTGAATTGTTAAATGGTGGTCAAGACCTTAAGTTTACATTAGAGAACGGTCCTTCTGTTATTACTCGCCAAATGAAGCAGAGACAGGAATTAACAGCATTGGCTACAATCATGCCAGATAACATGAAACCGATTATTGCCAAGTACTTTGCTGATACGTTGAAGAATGACCTTGGTGATGAACTCTCTCGCAATATTGTTGCAAACTTACCGGCTGATGTTAACTTTGTTACTGAAGGTCAGGATCCTGCTGCAGTTCATATGCTCGAACAGATGAAGATGACCATGGATATGAACATGGAAGAAATGGGATTACTCAAACAAGAGAATGAAGACCTCAAGAAACAGTTATTCCAGGCACAAATGAGCATGATGGACGGTCGTGAACAGAGAGAACTCGATTGGCAGAAGTTTGTAGTTTCTGAACAGGATAAGATGATGGTTGAATCTGCTAAGGCTGAGAATGCTGCAGTTAAGACCGAGAACGATGCTGCAAAGGCTACAAATGACGCAGTTCTTAAACAACAGGAACTTGCAATTAAGGAAGCAGAAGTTGCAATTAACTCTCAAGAGAAGGAAACCGATCAGGTATTGAATAGCTATAAACTTGCTATCGATGCTGCAAATATCGGTAACGATTTCAAGGAGGAATAATGTTATTTGAAGTATTAACAGGATCTGGTCTTGGTGGCAATGCTGCGATGAGCGGTAATAGAAATGCAACCAAGATGCAAACAGAACAGGAACATATGGATTTACTTGATATTCGTAATCAACCAGGTTACGAAGCTTGGAAAGCTATGCCTCCAGGTCCTGCTAAATCTGCAGCTTTAATGCAGTTAAGATTAAATGCAGAAGAATGGGAGAAAGCACAACCACAGTATTGGAAAGAAGATAATTTACCAAGACGTCCAATTACTCAGTCTTCTTCTTATATTGGTAATATTCAATATGAACCGAGAACGAATACAGCAAATATACAGATGGGTAATAAGATTTATCAATATCCGAACGTTACACCAGACGGTATGTATAGATTCTTAAATTCTAATATGGAAGATTATTTAAGAGAAAGAAAGCCATATAACGGTCAAGGATTCTAAACTTCTCTAATTATTCTTCATATATGGGACCACATGTTCCAAGGCTGGCGATAGTGCTTTGCAAGCACCGTGGAAGAGTTCGATTCTCTTTGGCTCCATGAAATATCTAATTATTTCTGTATAATGGTAACGGTGACCATTATATGTAAATTTAAATTAACACCGGCGAGGAATGACAATCCTATATGAGTATGTCAACAGAGCAAGCCTTGAGCTATATGAAAGGCAACGATAAAGATGCGAAGGTAACTGAGACCCCATCAGTCGAAGAAACCAAATCGGAAGAAGTTAACGTCGATTCTCCTGAGGATGCAAAGAAGGTTGAAACTAAGGAAGTTGAAACCAAAGATGACGGCGATAAGCCAAACGACGGCGATCAACCTAAAGTTGAAGATAAGGGAAGTGATGAGCCCAAGGTCGAAGAAACGAAGGATGATAAGAAGAAAGAACTGACACCGCAAGATTATGCGTTCATGAAACAGAAAGATAAGAACCGTAAATTGCAGGACAAATATGACAAGTTGAACAACAAGTTCAATGAAACCAACAAGCAGAAAGACGCACGAATCAAAGAACTTGAAGATGCGTTAAAGAAGTATCAAGACCTTAAATCCGAAGATTTCAAGAAACAGGATGGTACGGTTGA